CCATAAGGTGCTGCTGCACTGTTTTTGACACTCAGTGTCAAAATACCAGCAGTCACAGTGGCCAACACATTGGGCACACCTGATTGAAGGCCCACAGGCAATCCGTTGATTGCGTCGGCCAGACCTTGTACTGTGGGGTTGACAGCAGGAACTTCAACATCAATGTTGTTGACTCTTAAAGTGTTACCAGCAGTCAACACAGGATTGGCCAATGTGGCAGCAATAGAACCGTATAGTCGACTTTGGTTTACACTGCGTTCAACAATGCCACCTTTGTACACTTGTACACTGCTTTGAGGTTCACCCACATACAAACTACAGTTGTTGCTGCATAAATCAACTGCAAAACCAAAATTACAAAACTCTGCCACAGTGTTTTGTGTCACAGTTTGAATCAGCCCAAATTGGTTGGTTTCAATTTCTATATTGTCACCAACGTTCAATTCATCTGCAATGGTAACTGTGTTGCCTGATACTGCAAATGTACCAGGTGCCCCAACAATGCCATTGTCTTGGTTGATCAACTGGGTGTTGTTTAGATAAACAGTCACAGGTGCTGTGACTGTGCCAAGCACTGTGTAAGCATTGCTGGAATCATTGTTTCGAATGAATCGTTGAACATTTCGGTCAAACACATATACTGCACCTGCTTGGGCCTGACCACTGACTGTTTGATCAGGTGTGCCTACCATGACCTGACGACCATCAGTGCTGCAACTTACTGAATGTCCAAATCTTGCGTCTGCCGCAAGTCCACCCACAGTAAGAGTGTTGACATATTTAAAATAACCTTGAGCATTGATCACAATTCCTATGCCAGCTGCTGGTACTGTAACAAAAGTCAACTGTTGTGTGCCAGCGTTGAATGTGTAGTCAATGTTGGGTCTATTCAACACACCATTGACTATGACGCTGAATGAATCAATGTTGGTTGCAGTAAAAAAGTTTGTGCTAAGATCAAACACTGTCTGCAATGCTGGTGGAGTGTATGCAATTGTAAATGCATTTACAGTAACAGGAACGTTGGTAATTGTTTAATGAGCAAATTAGAAGTCAATGCAATTGAACCTCAATCAGGTACTACATTAACTGTAGGCGCATCGGGTGATACTATTGTCATTCCTTCTGGAGCAACTATTTCAAATCAAGGTACAGCTGCAGGATTCGGTCCTACAGGAGCAGTATCTTGGAATACAACTAAAATTACAGCAAACCCAAACCCAGCAGTAACTGGAGTTGGATATTTTGCAGATACAACTTCAGCAGCTTTTACAATAACATTACCAGCGACTCCCGCAGCGGGGGCCGTGGTTGGTATAGCAGATTATGCAAATACTTTTGCAACTAATAATATAACTGTTGGAAGAAATGGTTCTAATATTGGTGGAGTTGCAGCTAATGCAATTTTATCAACTAATGGTCTTTCAGTAACTTTTGTATATGTTGATGCAACACAAGGTTGGATTGTAACAGATTCTGGAAATAGATCTGATTTACCAGCACCACAATTTGTAGCAGCAACAGGAGGTTGTATTGCAACTTGTGGTAATTATAAAATTCATACATTTACAGGACCAGGAACTTTTACAGTTTCTAATGCTGGTAATCCAGTAGGTTCAAATAAAGTAGATTATTTAGTAGTAGCAGGTGGAGGTGGTGGTGGAAGTAGTAGAGGAGGTGGTGGTGGAGCAGGTGGTTATAGAGAATCAGTTCCAAGTCCAGCCGCATGGACGGCTAGTCCATTAGCAAACCCAGGTGGAGCATTACCAGTTTCTGTTCAAGGTTATCCAATTTCGGTTGGTAGTGGTGGAGCAGGTGAACCAGGTCCTACAAATAATGGTGCTGGAACTCAAGGAACTCCTTCAATTTTTTCAACAATAACTTCAACAGGTGGAGGAGGTGGTAGAGATGATGATTCTCCAGCTCCTGGTAATCCTGGTACTAATGGTGGATCTGGTGGTGGATCTGGTGGTGGAAATAATCCATCATTTAATTTTGGTGGAACAGGTAATAGTCCACCAGTAAATCCATCTCAAGGAACTAATGGTGGAGATGGAATAGGAGGAGGCCCTCTTGGTAATGCAGGTGGAGGAGGAGGAGGTGCTACACAAGCAGGACTTTCTTCTACAAGTTCTGGAACAGGTGGAGCTGGTGCAACAAGTTCAATTAATGGAACGCCAACAGCAAGAGCTGGTGGTGGTGGAACTGGGAATGGGGGTGCAGGTACTGTTGGTGGAACTGGAGGAGTAGGTGGTGGTGGAAATGGAGCTGTTCCTACTGGAACAGGAAGTTCTGGAACAATTAATACAGGTGGAGGCGCTGGAGGGGGTGGTTGTGGAGGAGGAGCTGGTGGAGCCGGAGGATCAGGAATAGTTATTATAAGATACAAATTTCAATAAATATGACAAGTATAATTAAAGTAGATAATCTTCAGAATCAATGCGGCGCTAATATAATTAGCGAATCAGCTAACGTTATTACAATCGGCGCTTCGGGAGACACGGTTACTTTAGCTGCCGGCGCTTCGCAAAGCGGTTTTGGTAGAACAGGAACAGTTAACTGGGATACAACTCCTAAAACAACTACACCTATAACAGGAGTTAGTGGTAATGGATATTTTATAAATACAACTTCAGGTGCAATTACAGTAAACTTACCAGCAGGAGTAGCTGGAAGTATAGTAGCTGTTTCAGATTATGCAAATACAGCAGCAACAAATAATATAACTATTAATCCAAATGGAACAGATAAAATTAATGGAGGAAATTTTACTTACAAAATTTCAACAAATGGTGCAGCAGTTACTTTAATTTATGTAGATGCAACACGTGGTTGGAAAGATATAAATGACGCTACCTTAGATGTAACTGGAGCAAATCCATTTGTTTTAGCTACAGGCGGAACAATTGCCACTTGTGGAGATTATAAAATTCATACTTTTACAGGTCCAGGAACTTTTACAGTAACATGTGCTGGAACACCAGCAGGATCAACAACAGTAGATTATTTAGTAGTAGCAGGTGGAGCAAGTGGAGGATCAAGACTAGCACCAGCAAATGCAAATGGAGGTGGTGGAGCAGGTGGATTTAGATATTCAAATTCTACTTTTCCAGTATCAGGAGCTCCAGGTGCACCCTTAGCTTCAGCAACAGGATTACCTGTAACAGCTACATCTTTTCCAATTACAGTAGGAGCAGGTGGAGCATCCTTTGCATCTATTCCTACATTTCAACAAGGTAATGATGGAACACCTTCAATTTTTTCAACAATAACTTCAGCAGGTGGTGGCGGAGGAGGTGGGGGATGTAGTTCTCCAGCAGCCACACCAGGACTTGGTAAAGGAAGGAATGGTGGATCTGGTGGAGGATCTGGTGGAGGAGGACCAGGAAGTCCTCCGTTTGGTCCAGGAGGAACTGGTAATTCACCCCCAACATCTCCTTCTCAAGGAAATAATGGTGGTAATGGTGGAGGACCTGCTCCTGATTCTGCTGCAGGTGGTGGAGGTGGAGCAATTGCTTCAGGAACAAATGCATCACCTAGTGCAAATGGTCCTGGTGGAATAGGTTCAGGATTACCAAATGCTTTTGGAACTTCAGGACAACCTTCAGGAGGTTTTTATTATTTTTCAGGTGGGGGTGGAGCAAGTAATTCAGGTCCAGTCGCTCCAGTTGGTTCTGGAGGAACGGGTGGTGGTGGAGCTGGTGCAACATCTGGAAATGGAACTGCAGGAACAGCTAATACTGGTGGAGGAGGAGGAGGTGGTAGTTCTACTACATCACCAACAAGTCCTGGTGCTGGTGGATCAGGTATTGTTGTAATAAGGTACAAATTTCAATAAAATAAAATTATGAGTGAAATTAAAGTAAATAAAATTAGTCAACGATCCGGAACCGCGATTACTTTAGGTAATTCTGGTACCGATTTCCAACTACCAAGTGGAGCAGATATCATTGCTCAATCAGGTAGTACAATTACAATTGCAGCAGGTGCAACAATAACAAATAGCGGAACGGCGACGGGGTTTGGCGCGACGGGGGCCGTGAATTGGGACACAACAAAAAAAACAACAGGGTTTACTGCTGTTAATGGTGTAGGATATTTTTGTGATACAACTTCAAGTGCTTTTACAGTAACTTTACCTGCAACACCAAGTGCTGGAGCAATTATAGCAGTATCAGATTACGCAGGAACTTGGTCAACAAATAATATTACAATTGGTAGAAATAGTTCTAATATTAATGGAGCTGCAACAAATTTAACATTAAATACAAATGATACTACTGCAACTTTAATTTATGTAGATGCTACAGAAGGATGGAGAGTAATTGACTCTGGATCTTTATCTTCACTATATACAGCTCCATTATATGTAGCAGCAACAGGTGGAACTATTACTACTTGTGGAGATTTTAAAGTTCATTCTTTTACAGGACCAGGAACTTTTACAGTAACTTGTGCTGGAAATGCTGTTGGCTCAAATAAAGCTGACGTATTAATTGTTTCTGGAGGAGGTGGGGGTGGAGGTGACTTAGCTGGAGGAGGAGGTGGTGGTGGTTTAGTTTTTATACCTTCTGCAAATAATTCAGCTTTATCAGCAACAGCTTATCCAATTTCAATAGGAGGTGGTGGTAATGGAGGACCTGGTAGTCCAGCAGCTGGTGGTAGTAGTGGAACAAATTCAACTGGATTTTCATTAACTGCAGTTGGTGGTGGAGGAGGATCAGCAGCTGGTGCACCTCCAGCAGCAATTGCTGGAGTACCTGGGGGATCAGGAGGAGGTGCATCAGGTGGTTCTAATCCTGTAATAGGTGCAGGAGGAACAGCAACACAACCAACACAACCTGGAAATTCAGGAACTTATGGATTTGGTAATGCTGGTGGAAGTAGAACTCCAGCAGGTCAAGCTTTTAATGGTGGTGGAGCTGGAGGTGGAGGTGGAAATTCAGTAGGCTCAAATCAACCAGGAACTGGACCAGGAGGTCCAGGTGGTTCTGGTAAAGATGTTACTCCTGTATTTGGTGCTTCTCCTAAAGCTTTTTATGGTCCTACTAATGGATTTTATTCAGGAGGCGGAGGCGCTGGTGCTAATCCAGGAGGTCCAGGAGGATGTGGAGGTACAGGTGGTCCTGGTGGAGGAGGTGCTGGTGGAGCATTTGCTGTTGGTGGGTCTGCAGGCACAACTAATACAGGTGGTGGTGGAGGAGGTGGTGGAGCAGCAGGAGGCGCTGGCGCTGGTGGTGGTAGTGGTATAGTATTAATAAGATACAAATTCCAATAAAAATTATGGATTTACAATTAACAAAAACTAAAATATAATAGGAGATAATTATGGCACATTTTGCAAAATTAGGAGCTAACGGAAAAGTTATAGCAGTATTAACACTGAACAACAGTGATATGATGAATGCATCTAATGTTGAAGACGAATCAGTAGGTCAACAATATTTAGAGAGACATAATAACTGGCCAGCTCAGATGTGGATTCAAACATCTTACAATACAGCAGGTGGAAAACACAGTAAAGGTGGAACACCTTTTAGAGGAAATTACGCAGGAATTGGATATACTTGGGATGAAGATGATCAAATCTTTTGGCCAAAAAAACCATTTAATTCATGGGTAAAAGATGTAGCAACTGCATCTTGGAAATCACCAATTGGTGATGCACCAGCATTAACTGAAGAACAAACTGCTCAAAATACAGCTAACACTCATAGATGGGGTTATAACTGGAATGAAGCAAATCAATCTTGGGATTTAGTTAATTCTAAAGTTTCTTAATTCTTGACATCTTTATAAAAGTTTACTACATACTGTAATAGGTATGCATAAGAAAGTTTTGTCACAAATAGACCTACATTTCGGTCAAGTAGAAATGCCTAAAGGATTTGAAATCAACCGCGAATCATTGGGCTCAGATATTTTATCGTCTACTATTTACAATAGAGAATTTCCATTTTCAAGATCTTGGGATATGTTACAAACATATCTACGTGAACATATTAATTTAGAACACGGATTTACATTAGTTCATAAAAAAACAATTGGTAATATTTACAAACCAAGACAACATTCAAATTCATTATTACAAGTTGATCCTGTAGATTTAAGACATTCACCAGATTACGTAATGCTTTATGGAGTGAACGTTGGTAAAGATTCGTGTAAAGTATTTATAGAATATGATGATAATAGAAGAAAAGGAAGAAGTTGGGAAATACTTTTAAACAACAATGATTTTGTAATGTTCCCATCTACACAAAGATATCATATAACTGCTAATACATCAGAACAATTAAACTTTATATTAACTACTACTTATGAATTTATCTAATTATTATTGGTACTTTAAATCAGCAATACCACCAAAGATTTGTGATGATATTATTAAATATGGTTTAAGTCATCAAGAAGATTTAGCAATTACTGGTGGACTTGGTTCTAATAGAGATTTAAAAAAACAACCTTTAAAAGAAGAAGAAGTTATAGATTTAAAAAAGAAAAGAAATTCTAATATTGTTTGGTTAAATGATAAATGGATTTATAAAGAAATACACCCGTACGTGCACGAGGCAAATAAATTAGCAGGTTGGAATTTTGATTGGAATTTTTCTGAATCTTGTCAATTTACAAAATATAAATTAAATCAATACTATGATTGGCATTGTGATTCTTGGGATAAACCATATGATAAACCAGATGATCCAAACTCACATGGTAAAATTAGAAAGTTATCTATGACTTGTCAATTAACAGATGGTAGTGAATATCAAGGAGGTGAACTACAATTTGATTGTAGAAATTATGATCCTCACATGCGTGATGAAGATAAACATTTGTTAACTGTAAAAGAAATATTACCTAAAGGCTCGATAGTAGTATTTCCAAGTTTTGTGTGGCATCGAGTCCAACCTGTAACAAGAGGAACTAGATATTCATTGGTAGTATGGCACCTTGGATATCCTTTTAAATAATATGTTTATAAATGAGTATTTTAAAACACCAATCTGGATGGAAGATAAACCAGAATTTGTAAAGTCGCTTACTAAAGCAACTGACAAATATATTAAAGAGGCAATGAAGTTAAGGAAAGATGATATCAAAAAGAATGGAGATTTTGGTACATCTTATCATTCAACACCATTAACAGCAGATACTAAGTTTAGAGATTTTCATAATTATGTAGGTCAAAAAGCTTGGGAGTTTTTAGATTGGCAAGGATTTGACATGCAACAATATACAACTTTCTTTTCAGAAAGCTGGGTACAAGAATTTGCAAAAAATGGAGGTGGACATCATTCAGCGCACATTCATCATAATCAACATGTGGGTGGATTTTATTTTCTTAAAGCAAGTGAATTAACTTCATATCCAATTTTTCATGAACCTCGCACGGGGGCGCGATGTACTAAATTAAAGCTCAAGAAACCAGATGCAATTACTCATGGTACAGAACTTGTACACTTTAAAGTTAAACCCGGAACGCTTATATTCTTTCCAGGATATATGGAACATGAATATGCAGTAGATCATGGTAAAGAACCATTTAGATTTATTCATTTTAACATACAAGCAGTTCCAAAAGAAATGGCTAAGGTAAATGTCTAATGACAAATATAATTTTAAAAAAGATAGATTCATAGTAATTGAAAAAGCAGTTGATCCAAAGATTGCAAACTTTGTCTATAATTATTTTTTAATGAAAAGACAAGTTGCAAGAACGATGTTTGATGCAAGATACATTTCTCCATTCACAACTGAATTTGGTGTATGGAATGATGATCAAGTTCCAAATACTTATTCTCATTATTCAGATATAGCGATGGAAACATTACTCTTAGCTGTTCAACCTATTATGGAAAAACAAACAGGATTAAAATTAATTCCAACATATTCTTATGCAAGAATTTATAAAAAGGGAGATGTATTACATCGCCACAAAGATAGATTCTCATGTGAAATTTCCACTACTCTTAACTTAGGTGGAGACAAATGGCCTATTTTTATAGAAAAAGATCCAAACAAAGGTGGAGTAGTTGAAGGAAAAGGATATATAACTGAAAATACAAAAGGTATTAAAGTAGATTTAAAACCTGGTGATATGTTAGTTTATAGAGGAAATTTATTAGAGCATTGGCGAGAAAAATTTGAAGGTCAAGATTGTGGTCAAGTGTTTTTACATTATAATAATCTTGCAACTAAAGGTGCAAAAGACAATATTTTTGATAAAAGAAAACATTTAGGACTTCCCGCTTGGTTTAAAAAGTGATATAACATACTCTTACTAGAGGGGTTTACCACCAATTCTACCTCAAGCTCCTCTGGTATTTACTTAATTTATAAGTATAAAGAGGGGTTATGCCATTACAAAAAATACAGTTTAAACCTGGATTCAATAAACAACAGACTGCAACCGGAGCCGAAGGGCAATGGATTGATGGTGATAATGTTAGATTTAGGTATGGAGAACCACAAAAAATAGGTGGTTGGCAACAATTAGTTTCTGGAACTATAGCAGGTCCTGTGAGAGACCAGCATACGTGGACAGCATTAGATGGTAAAAAATACGCAGCTTTAGGATCTTCTAAATTATTAGTTATTTATTATGAAGGATCTTTTTACGATATTACACCACTTGGTACAGCATTAACTGGAGCAACTTATACATCAACAACATCTTCTACAACTGTTACAATTAATTTAACAGCGCATGGATTAACAGCTGGAGACTATATAATATTTACAAGTGTTACAACTCCAGGATCACCTACAACTGGATATACATCAGCAAGTTTTACAACAAATACATTTCAAGTACTTTCAACACCTACAATAAATACTTTTACAGTTACAATGGCAACAGCTGAAACTGGAACAGGTGTTACTGCAGGTGGAACTATAACAATGACTCCTTATGTAATAATTGGTCCTACATTTCAAACACCTGCTTATGGATGGGGAACTGGATTATTTGGTGGTATAGTTATTCCAAGTGTAACAACTACATTAAATGGAGCAATCAATAATTCTGTTACAACTATTACAGTTGTTTCAGCTTCAGCATTTCCAACTACTGGAAGAATAGATATTGATACTGAATTAATTACTTATACTGGAAAAACTGCAACCACTTTTACAGGTTGTACAAGAGGTGCTAATGGTACAACTGCAGCATCACATTTAACAGCCGCTGTCGTAACTAATGCAACGTCTTGGCAAGATTGGGGTGAAGAGTCTTCTGTAACTAATGTTAGTTTAGATCCTGGTTCCTGGTCTCTTGATAACTTTGGTCAAATACTTGTTGCTACAGTTAAAAACGGAAAAACATTTACTTGGAATCCGTCTGTTGCAGCTAGCCTTACTGTAAGAGCAGCCGTTGTAAGTGGAGCACCTACAAAATCTATTATGACTATTGTTTCAGATAGAGATAGACATTTATTTGCAATGGGAACAGAGACTACAATTGGAGATACTACAACCTTTGATCCAATGCTTATAAGATTTTCAAATCAAGAAGATATTAACACATGGGCTCCAAAAGTAACTAATACGGCAGGTACATTTAGACTAGATACCGGAAACACAATTATTGGTGCTGTGCAAGGTAAAGATTATATATTAGTATTAACGGATCAAGCAGCTTACACTATACAATTTGTAGGTCCACCATTTACATTCTCTATTAGACAGGTGGGTACAAACTGTGGATGTCTTGGCCAACATGCTATGATATTTGCTCAAGGTGCTGTGTTCTGGATGGGCTTTGGAGGTGGTTTCTTTGCATTTGATGGTACTGTTAAACAAATACCTTCTTTAGTTGAAGACTTTGTATTTACAACAGATGGAGACAATTTAGGAATTAACTATGATGCAAATCAAATTTCTTATGCATATCACAATTCATTATATAATGAAG